AGCTCTTGCTTTTGATGATGTTCCTAGTTCTAGTTTAGCAATAGAGCTAAATGTTTTTCTTAACATTTTAGGTGCAGATAAGGTCTATGCTTTACTAGAAAAGTGTAACTTTATGGAGGATACAGAAGAAGAGGAGGAAAATACTGTTGAAATAGAGTAAATCAACGCTAGGTGGGGTAGGAGGCCCGTACAGCAACATTGGTAGTCTTGGGGTGGGGTAGGTGCAGCGACCCCTTAGAAGGCTACTCAGTGAGGCTCTACGGGCCTGTTTTTTTCAGTAATATGGGTTAATTACCTCGCCTTCCTCATGTGATACGCTTTCAACGTCATTTGGTAGATATTCTTTAAGAGTTTCTTCTACTCCTAGTTTAAGAGTAAATGAACTAGCAGCACACCCTGCACACGACCCTGTTAATTTAACATGGACATTCTTTTTTTCTTCATCGTAAGATAATAATTGTATAATGCCACCATGTTGAGCTATGGCAGGAGAGACTACATCAGCTAAGATATCTTCTATTTTAGCAAAGGTTGTCATTTTCAATCTTCCTCAACTTACCCATTAAAATGTTTATTATATTCTTCAACCCATTTACTAAATCGTTTTTGAAAGACACATGGTATTATTGCATGTATTACTAGAACAAAAGACATAACAAATGTTTCTGCTGCCATACCCAATGCAAATATAAAATGGGTAGGGTAGGTCATCTTAACTTCTTTTAAATGTTTCTGCATATTAATACCCATACTGTCTAGGAGATTGATCGCCTTTTTTTGGTTTTAATAACTTAAAAATTCTTTCATGCTGTTTTATTATCTTTTTTGATTTGTTCCTACCTTCTGCAAGTTCTTTCTTTATATCTTCCATATCTTTTATAACACGTTCCAAATCAAATTGCATCTTGGCTTGGGTAACAACAACAGACTTTTGTGACTCCTGTTCATAGAACTTATACACAGTTTCTACTTTGCTATCCAGCTTGGAGACATACCATATCAATCCTATAGCTTGTAGAACCATAGCAAATATCAGTGCATAATTTAATTTAATATTATTCATTTTCTACCACCACCATTAAATATCTTATCATTTAATTTCTGTACCTGTGTTTCCAGTGAACCAATCTTTAGGTCTTGTCTTACATCACTAGGTAAAGACCCTGACCCCCATCGTCCTGCTGGCCACAGTTCAACAAACTTTGAGTTCTTGCTTACATCTTTAGCAATCATCTGTATTTGAAAGTCATTGTGTTGTACAGAGGCTTGTAGTCCAGCCAACCACCATATAACACCAGCAGCTTGTACAAACAGACCAACACCTAAAGTTATTATAAATTTACTATCCATCTATTCATCCTTTGTTATATGACAAACAAACCAACCAATAGCTATAACACCTGCTACACATAATAAAAATTCTATTAACATTACTTATAACTCCATATTAAAGGTCTAGGGTTTTCATCACTGTCTTCCAAATCATCAATGTGTATAAATCTTTTTATAATTGGTCCTCTTTGTGCCACACCTATACCTGTCATACCAGCATCAAAAGCTAAACGCACTAATCTATATGCTTCCTTACCTGTAATAGATACATCCACAGCCCTACCTTTGGTATGTGCTGAGTATCTAGCACCACCTATTGCCATGTTGTGTGCAGGGTGTCGATAACCTGAAGTAATAATCATTGGTTGATTGAACTTTTTTCTTAACTTTATGAGTTTGGACATGAAAGCTTCATTCATATCACATACTCCAGTACCTTTACATTGCATCTCCTGCTCTGTAAAGAACTCCCAATTCCTAGACATTACTTTATTATTCTCTCCATTAGATTATCCAGCTTACTTTCTACACGGTCAAAGCGACTCATAATTTTATCAAGATCTTTATCAACTTCATCTTTGAGTGCGTAGTCTCTAGCCATTTCCTCTCTAGTTCTGCTCATTAGTTTTCTATTTTCTTCTATCTTCACATTGATACCTCTTATCCACCATATAAACGAGCCACACGCAAGACTCAGTATAGCATTCCATATCATGTGGCTTGATCCATCCATTATTATTCTCCTATTATTGAAACCATCTGTTCATGTTTTTTCTAGCTGCTGGAGACATACCCTTTCTTCCAACTGTATGATGTCCTATTCTATATAAATCTTTCATAGCTTTTACATCACCTTTTAAAATTCTTTTAATATATTTATCTCCAAGACCTTTTGTTTTTTTTATTGTTTTCTCCATGATGTCACCAAGAAAAAGAGCATCTTGTTGTAGAGGAGTTAATTTAAAAATATCTTTATGTTGTTTGGCTCTATCTATCCAATCTCTTTTTCCTATTCTAACTTCTAATCGTTTAAGTGCTGGTAATACTGATCCATCAATAAACTGATAAGCACCTTTTGCTGTTGTTTTCTTTTTACCTTTTTCAGGTATATTAATTGCTTCATAATCACCACTACTTTCAGCCATCTTAGTACGTGTAGCAAAATCAATTAAATTATTTTTAGCTATACCATAATTATCAGGGTTAATACCTAGTCTTTCAAAATTATTAAAGATAATATTATCTATATCACCAACAGCTTCAGTGTCATCTCCATCTCCAACATAGTTATCTTTTATTCTAAGAGATTCACCAACAATATCTAAACCCTTACGCATACTTTTACGATCACGATTTATATTAGGTCTTGTGGCAAATAGATTATCAAAAATAGAACCACCTTCAGCCATACCTAAAAGTTCTTTTCTTCTTACAGCAGGAAAAGCACTTAATACAGGTAAGTTTGCAGTTATAGCATTAGATATTCTTTTAGGATCACCACTTGCAATTGCTCTAGCAATATTTGAAGCCTTACCAGCAGCAGGACCAAGAAATCCAGAAATAATAGGGTCTTGTCCATATTCAGCAGCTTTTATAGCATTAACAAATAAATTACCAAAGCCAAATATATTACTTTGAAGTATAGCACTCCATAATTTTTCCCATCCTTCATCTTCATCATAAGGACTTGAATTATCTCCATAACGAATTACGTTTTTAATTGCTTGAGTTCCTAGTATAGTAGCACTAAGAAGTGTAAACATAGTAGCATATTTTAATATATCTCCTGCTGGAAGTCTTCCTTTAAATAAAGGTTGAAAAACTTCTTTATACATTCTCATACCAACAGTATTACCAAATACCATCATAAAACCTTTAAGTTGAGCAATAGGTGCGAAGTGAGGATTAGACATCCACAAAGGTCTATTAACAGCATTAGGTGTCATTATAACTTCATCTACTACCATACCTAAACCTCTAGTAATTATATCAGGAGGATTAGCTAAGTCTGGACTATTAGCCCAATTTAAAATTTCTTGTTGTCTTTCAGTAATATCTTCAAACTGATCTGTCTTTGAATTAATCTTAGGAACAGGATTTCTAATACCTTGTAAAGCTAATCTTTGTCTTGCTCTTTTAGTTTTTTTAGTTTCTCTTGGGCGCATTCTAACTTCACCCTTCTGACCCTTCTTCCTAGTTTTAACCAGTTCTCCTTTATACTCTAACTCTTGAAGTAATTTAATATCCTCTGCAGTCTGTCTTCTAGCTGATTGAAAGGCTATGTTTCTACTAAGTTGAGTTACTTGTGCTAAAAGGTTAATTCTAAAAAATTTATCAGTAACTCTTTTAGTTACAGAGGTTTCATTTATATCTCTAAAAGCATCTGAAAGACTTAAATCAGCAGTTTGCATTAAAGACATTAAAGCTCTTTCATTTTCTGCCTTACTAAATTTAGGTCTAAATGTTCTAACTCCTTGTTTAAGTGCAATCAAGGCAGCATCCATAGCTCCATATAAAGCATTCTTAGGGCTTACTCTATGTAAAACTATAAGTGGTTCAGATAAAGCTGTTATTGCTGCTAAAGGTAGAGTTAAAATATAAGTAGATGTATTTATAAAACGATAGGCTCTTCTAAGACTATCTTTTTGAATTGGATTATACCTGAATTGAAGAGCATCGACTATATCTTTAATTCTTTTAGCTTCCTCAAGATTCATAACACCATTTCTATAAAGATTATTAATTACTGGATTATAAGTATCTACATATCTTTTTAAATCGGCTCTTTTTAAAGCACTAATTATATATTTATTAGTAATTTTATCAAAATCATTTTCAAGATAACCAGCTATATCAAGTTGTTTAACTACATTGGTAGGAATACTCCTTGGTTTTTCAGGATCAATTTGAGAACTTTGCATTTGTTTTGATTGTTGATCTGGTAATAGAATATCTATATCCCCATCAGGTATAAATACTCCATCATTAGAAATAATATTATCAACAATAGCTGAACCATTTAAACCATTTCGATTTAATATATCTATCATTCCTTGTATAGATTTTTTTCTACCTGGCCCCACTTTAAATTTATAAATTCGTGTTAAGTAGTTATCAACACGATTTATATCTACACCAGAAGCTTTTAAAGTATCATATAAAGGATCAAATATTTTAGATCTTAATTCCTCTGCTACTTTCTTAGCTCTTGGATCAGATGCTACATAATCATCATAATTTAATTGATCTGTAACTTGTTTTTTTAGCTTACTATCTATTCTACTTTGAAATGGAACTTTAAAATCTTTTAAAAGTGGCTGTATAATATCTTCTTTAATAGTATAAAATTTACCAACATCTGCATTATGTTTTGCTGGCATATTTTGTAATTCATTTACCATTCTTTTTGCAACAGAAGTTCTGTTAGAAAGTTCTCGTAAAGGTGTGGTTGCTCTACTAACTAAATCTCTTGCAAAATTAAATGATTTATTTCCTCTATCAACTTGAAGCTCTGCAGTTATTTCATTTAATCGTGCTTTATTTTTTTTAGAAAATTTCTTTTTACTCTTATTCTTCAGCTTAATAAGTTTTTCTCTTTCTATTATTAAAGCTTCTACATTTTCAGGTAGAGTTTTCATTCCAGTTCTTTGTTCTCTACCTTCTGTAAGTGCAGGTCTAGCTGGAGTAATTAAAGGTTCCTCTTCTTCTAATAAAGCTGCTCTTTTTGCTATTCTTTGTTCCTCTATCTTTCCTTGCTTTGATATAGGTTTTTTACTCTTTTTTTGTTTAGGAGATATTTTACCTTGTTTATAAACATCATCAATTTCAGTAGATGCTTTTTCTAATTCTTCTAAAACTTTAGCGTCCTCTTCAGATTGTCTTAGGGCTTGTCTTGCAACAGGAACTGAAAGACCTTGTAACGGACCTCTAATAAATGAACCAGCTATATTACCTACAGCAAATGAATCAACTACATTTTTTAAAAGCTTACCACCCTCAATTTCTTTACCTGCTGCTATAGGAGGAACTAATTCTTCTATAACAGATTGAGCAGCCTCAGTTGTTCCTTCAATTGCACCTCCTTTAACTGCTCCTTTTGCTGTTTCAGCTATAATACTTTTCTTTGTAATTTCTTCTGCATTATCTACAGCTTCTTGCACAGTCTTTTTAGCAAGTTTAGTATTTTTAGTTAAATATTTAACAGTTAAATCTGGACCCAATTTACCAACTAAACCTTTTACAACATGAGCAAGACCTAATCTTTCTAGTGAACCTATTGCAGCACCAGCAGTTAAAGAAATATTTTCGGCTTCTTCTTTAGACACTCCATTTTTAATTAACTCTTCATAAACATTACCAGAAGATAAAGTAACACCTGATGCTAGTCCAACTACAGTAGCAGTTAACGCACCAGTAACTACACCACCACCAGCAAGAGTAGTTATAATAGGTGTAGCAGCTACTGCAGTCCCCATAGCAGCTAGTGAAGGAGCGGCCCCTATAAGAGCAGAATGAACAAAACCTGCTGTATTTGCTAACGCTCCCCAAAAATCTCCATCTGAAAATTTATCATATATCTTACCACTCTCTTCAGTAATAGACATACTAATATCAGGTTTAGGTTTAGAAGCAGCTTCTTTTCTATACTCTTCTGCAGTATTACGAAATGATTGAGCCTGTTTATCAAAGCCTAACTTAGCAGAAATAACACCAAGACTGCTATAAAAGTTAGCACCCAATTCATCAGTAGCTATATCCCATTTATTAGATGTTGAATTTTTATAGTCAGGATCAACAGAATTTGGAGTAATATCAGAAGGAGTAATACCAGAAGGAGTAATACCAGAAGAACCTTGAGAGATATCTTGTATATTAAATAATTTATTTAATTCAATATCTATATTTTCTGGTGTAATATCAGAAGGAGTAATACCAGAAGATAATTCAAGGTTTTCAGGAGTTAAATCTGAAGGTGTAATATTGGTTGCCATTATATTATTTTACTTTTTTATTAGCATACAGTTCTTTTAAAACTTCAGAAAAAGCTTGTGGTATAGTTTTTGCTGTTCCACTTATAAGCTTCTCTCTTATCTTTGCTTTAAGTGTATCTCTACTTGGATCATCATAAATCCAACCATCTATTTCACCTTCAACATATTTTTGCATTGCAGGGTTAGTAAAAGTTTTCTTTATAATTTCATTTACACCCTCATCAGTTAGTTCGTACTCTGCAAACCCTTCAGGAATAGCTCTAAGCGACTGCTTCTTTTGTTCTTCTGCTGATAGTATTCCTGCAGCTTCTCTATTTAATTTTTTTATCTTAGCAATTAACTCATCTCTTTTCAATCCAGACATTCTTAACTTTTGAAATTTTTCCATTATATTTAAATATACATTTTCTGGATAAGTATCTTTTATATTTTTCATTAATTGAGCAGCTTCTTTAACAGCTTGCGTATCTTTTATTTTATCCATTGTTTTATAGCGTTCTAATTGTACTTTTGATATATTTGCTATACCACTTGCAGGAGTTCCATGTGGTTTTAAAAATCCTACCAAGAAAGCATCTACCTGCCTATCGGTTGATAACTTCTCTCGTTTATCCAACATCTCATTCATAATTTTAGCTTGGTCTTTACTTCTCCTATCACGCTCTTCTCTTGATAATAATTCTTTAGCATAATAAGGATTATCTTTAAACTTTCTTGTTGCTATTTCTGCTGCTCTTTGACTTGGTGAAAGTTTTTCAAATCTATCTGCTCTTGTTAAAATATCTGGTGCATCAGATTTTGATGTATCTGATGTAGATAATCTTTGTATACCTGCTCCAGCCACAGCTTCTCTTGCTGCTACAATCTCTTCTGCTGGTCTATTTACATCTGTTTGAAATTCTGTTTCATCTATAATTTCTATGTCACCACCAGTTTGTCTATATAGTGTATTAAGTCCACCTACTTGACCACCACTAGCACCACCAAACAAACTACCAATACCTTTACCAATAGTACCAAAACCTTTTGAATAACTTCCACCACCAAGACCTTTTATTCCAGCAAGTCCTAGTCCTAATAAACTCTTACCCATAGAAGCTTGAGCAGGAGTATTAGTTTTTGTTATATCATAGTTTTGTTGTTTTAATATAGGATTACCATATATTGAAGTCATATATCTAGCAAGCTGTGTTTCAGGAAATTGTCGTTCTTCCATATATTTCATGTAAGCTTCATCCAACGCAGACTGTGCAAGCTGACGTTTTTCTTGACCTATATCTTTTAACAATCCTTGTTCAGCTAAACCAGCAGAAAATATATTCTGACCTGCTGTAGAAATATCACCAGCCAATGCACGTTCTCTTGCTTTTTGATCTTGGAAAGCTCTTTGGGCATCTTCAAAAGCTTTCTGTTGTCCTCTTGCTTCTATATCAGCCAGTAGTCTTTGTTGTCCTGTAGCTCTTTCAGCAGCTTCTACACCAGCCCTAGATCCTAGACCAGACATACCACCTGCAGCAACAGCTTCTGCTTCAAATTGAGGAACTTTAGTTCTTTCATATTGTCTCTGTGCCTGTTCTTTTTCAGCATCTACAACAGCCCTCATGTAGGGTGACATATATTCTTTAGCTCTATCAGCAGTAAATCTTTCAGAACCGCCTCTCAATAAACCAAGGCTCTCTTCTTGAAATGGACGTTGTGTTCCAATAAGAGATTTTAATCCTTCTTGTGAAGCAATCTCTTCAGGTGTAAGTCCAGCAATTGTATCTCCAGTATAAGGAACATATCCTTCTTCCATCCTTTGTTTGTAAAGTTCTTGAGTATCTTTAAGAACTTCATCTACATAAGGTTTTAATTCTGGTGGAATATATGCCCTTACTTGTGATGTAGCTTGTGCTGGTTTATCTGAATATCCAAATAGTGATGATATAAAACTCATTGTTATGCCCTTTCAATCATTGGTCTAAGTGCTGCCAATCCATTAATTTGATTCGGTTGTTTATCTGTACCAAATGCTTTCTGTCGTACACCTTTTACTACTTTATCCATAACCCTTGCTCCTGCATCTGCACTACCGTTACCAAGTGCTGACATTGTATGAGCATCAACTACATATTCATCAGGACTAACAGCAAGTGTACCTACCTGTTGCCCTGCTTGTCTTTCTACTATTGGCATGTAAACATTATCTTGCATACCATGACCGCGACCTGGCACCTGACCCATAAAACCACCTGCAGCCATTTCCATTAATCCTCCACTTTTTGCTGCAAGATCTTGATTTTCTAATGCAGCATTAATATTTCGTTGCGCTGTTCTAGGTAAGCCACCCATCATAGGTAAACTATTTTCTACTATATTTTTTCTTATTTGAGCAGCTTCTACTATTTTATCATCTTCTTTTTGTTTAGCTTCTGCTCTTCTTTTTGTATCTTCTCCTACAGCTTTTTCAACAGCAGTATGAAGAAGTGGATTAATTAATCCTTCTTGTTGAAGTATTTGACCAACTATAGTTTTCTTTTCTGTTTGAATAGGCATGGGCATAGCTGTTTCTGTTTCTTGAACAACTCCTTGCCCTCCACCTATATTACCTAAAGAAGTAGGTTGTGGAGGAACTATACCTTGTTGCTGTCCAAGAGTAGTTAACATTTGATTATTTTTCATTTCTCTTAATCTGTCACTTAATGCCATTGTCTATTCTTCCATAATTCGATTGCACTTTTAATTCATCTGATATAAAGTTAGGATCTTCAGTAGGCTTTAACTTTTTAAATGTTTCCATTTTCTGTGTTAATAAATATCTAGTTGGATCAATAACATTACCTTGATTAAGATTACTAACATAGGTGCTATTATTAATTAAATTATAATATTCTTTTGTTGACATTTTTTTCATTAGTTTAAATTCTGCCAAGATGTTTCTGTTCCGACACTAACATATCCTTTATACTTACCACTACTTGCTGAATATGCTATATCTCCCTTACGTGGTCTTCCTATATTTGTTACTGTAACAACTGTATAAATATTAGTAGATGGAGCAGCATCAACATCTACATCTCTTGTTTGAAGTTCTGATACTAATAATGCTGCCCAACTTTCTATTGTAGTATATAATTCCCTTAATTTATCATCACTAATACCATTAAAGTTTGTTGGAAATGTTGGGTATCTTGCCATTATCTTTCTCCATCACCTTGAAAACCTAGTCTGACAGATCCCCATTGCCAGCTTGCATTCTGTGAACTACAAGATACCCTAATCTTTGCTTGCCTTCCCCTTGCTCTAAAATTAACTTTATCTGTTAGCTGTGTAACTTCAAATTCTTTTGTAGTACTTGCACTACTTTCTGGATATTTTTTAGTTATAATTTTTACTTTTAATTTACCTGTACTTAAATCAAAATCAGGTATTAATTTATTCATAAATAATATTTTATTACCATCATCAATATCAAAATCAGCAGACTCTATAAAAGAAGTAATAGTATTATTATTAGCAGTGAAATAATCTGGTGGCTCATTATTATATAATCTACTTTCATTTGAAGATACACCTGTAGTAATTGTATTACCAAATACTTGTTGATCTGCATATGTTGTAAAGATACCTGTACCATAAGTCCAGTAATTATTTTCAGGTGAGAATATCACATAACTATCACAATCTGTAATGCCCGACTCATCTGAAGCATAGAGCCATATAATTTCTTTAAACTCTGAATTAATACCTGCAAATACTTTATCTTTATATTTTATATTAAGTCTATCAAATATATATTTTCTAACTGTACAATCCAATGCTCTTACAGAACCATCATATTTATAAAAATTGTCATATCCCATCCAATATGTAATACCATTATAATCTACTGCTGCATGTTGAGCAATCATACCACAGTTTGTACCAGCTTGTGTAAACTTAAATGTAAATGGTGGTCCTGCAAACTGCATTAACCAAAGTGAATTATCTGTCCATATATTAATAGCTGTTCTTGAACGAACACCTCCTACAATTTTAGTACCATCAGTTAAGACTACCTCACCAGATGTAGAGCTTACTGAAGGAACCCAATTAGTACGATCATCTTGATCAGACCAACGAACCAACATTGGATTAAATGTACCACTAACAGTAGCAGTAGCAGAATACTCATTAGCTCCTAAACAAATTAAATGTCTATCATTAGGCGATACAACAATTGAGTTGACACTAATAGGAGAAGTTGTTATAGATGTAGCTCTAACAGGCACAGTAGAAGCATCACTATCAAAATAAAATATATTACTTCCGCTTCTATTTGCTACTACATCATTTCCCCAATTATCAAGACTCCATTGTGTTATATCAAAAACAATATCAGTAGCATCTGCACTGGCTGCTTGATTCCATGCTCTTGTATCAGAAGCACACACAGTAGCTTGATAAGCAGCAGCACCATAACCTGTACCACCAACAGCTATTGAATTACCTGTAGGTATTAAATAATTAAATGTAGCTGATCCTACATCACTTCCTGTAGCATTTGCAGCATCTGTTACAGAGATTGTAAATACAGCAGCACTATCTACGGATACAATTTGATAAGTGTTACCTTGTAAACTAACATTATTAAATGCTGCTGAAGATGTAAATGCAACATAATCACCAACACTTCTGCCATGTGCTGCATCAGAACAACATACTCTAGTTGTACCAGAAGAAGTACCAAAACAATTTGTTAAAGTAACGGCTGTAGTAATAGGAGTTATATCTACAATTCTATCACCATCATGTTCATAGAGTTTATCAGGTGTCCCAAATACAGCCCTCTTTTTACTATTAGCACTTTTATATGTAATTAAATCTCTACCATTTCCATCAAATGTAGTACTAACTTTTGTTTCATACCCACGCATATTTTCAGGTTTACCTGCACGAAAGCGTACACGATCACCATCATACCAATTACCTTCTTCTTCATATTGAGTAGATTCTCTATGAAGACCTTGTTTAAGTTTAATCTTAGATAGTTTAGTCATTTACTATTACTTTAAATCGTTTACCATTACTGCATCAACTTTATCAGTAGCTCTTACAGAGAATACTAATAAATCAACAGATCCTCCTGCTGCAGTTAGAACAGGATCAGACCCACCTGCAAATTGAAATACTGAATTATAACTAAGACTATGTGTTCCTCCAGAATTTTGAATACAATAAATATGTCCTGTTTGTCCTACTGTTAAATTAGTAGGGGCTGCTAATGTTCTATCACCACCTAGAGTTACCAAGAATTGATTATTAGTTGCCATATTCATTACAATACTTGTTGCATCTGCAATCGTTGTTATTGTCTGGTGTACAGGTGCATCAGCTAATGATACAGCACCTTCAAAACGTGTTGTACTTTTATTTACTTGTGCCCCCTCTACTGTTACAGTACTTTTAAAATTAGATGCACCTGATACAGTGACTGTAGAATTAAACTTAGCAGCACCTTCCACAGATACAGCAGCTTTAAAAGTACCTGCACCTACTACTGTTACAGTACCTGTTATTTGAGTATTATTACCTACAAATAAATTATCAGTAATACAAACATTATTTGGTAAAAGATTAGCACTTCTTACTGAAGCTCCATCACAAACTACATGTTGAAATGTAGTAGATGACCTTCCTATAGTAACACCAGTATTACCTGCTACTCGCATCATAACAACATCACTATCATTATTGGGAGTTACTTTATTTAATATAGCATAGGATTTACTATTATTGGGAACAACAAGAAAGATTGAAGTTGCTACTGCTCCAACTGTACCTTTAATTTCCAAGAAAGCTTTACGTGATTGGTCATCAGCACCATCATTATTTGTTAGGTTTACTGTTGCAGCACTACCAATAGATATAGTAGTATAACCTGCTATAGCTTCATCAGCAAGACTAATAACACCATCATTTAAAATCTGACCCCAACTATTAGGATTTTCTCCATCACCCTGTTTAGTTAGTCTTAGATTAGTTGTATATGTACTTGCCATTTAACATCTCCTGATATAATATCCAAATCATTTATTTATCCTTGCGTACCTGTAATTGTACCATTATTTGTAACTGTTACTGTATTAGAGTTCTTTCTAACTGCATATCCTGCAGAACCACCAGTACCACCTGTTCCTATTTCAACACTTCCTGTTGTAGCATTTGAACCATTACTTCCTGATGCACCATGTGCTCCACCATCTCCACCAGCACCTGATATTGCAAAGCCATCTTTATTCTCACCAGCACCACCACTTTCAGCAGAAGAAGTACCAGCACCTCTACCACCATTTCCACCACTAGCAGTAACTTCTACTCCATTACTTGTATCATCTCCAGTGGCTCCACCACCACCTGCACCACCACCTCCTCCTGAAAGGACAGAAGCACCTGAGTTGACAACAAGAGTAGCATCGCAAGCAAACGACATTGCATCACCACCATCACCACCATTTAAACCATTTCTTCTAGGGCTTGTACTATGACGAAAACCACCAGAACCACCTACACCACCATAACCTTTAATATCACCATCAATATATATTATTAAAGTATGTATACTACCAATAGTTCCTGTTTGCCATGCTGGTCCCTCTTGATCTGTACCTGCTGCTGCAGAAGTTATAGTAACACCAGAGTTTAATCTATAGGTAATCTTTGTTGGTACATCATTATCAAACCCTGCTGCATCAAGTAATGTTCTGAGATTAACATTTTCAGCATCAGCAGTAGTAGTGATATCAATACCACCACCCATAGCCATCATTACACTTCTTTGAAATCCTGACATTACTTAACTTTTGGCCTTTCAACACATTTTTCTGTTTTTAGTTCTGCATTAACTGAACTATTAACTATAGCTTTTACCTGTGCTTTATAAATTTCACATTGATATTTTTCTGGAAATGGACCTATCACAGCTTTTTCTTCTACAGGTATATTCATAGGAGAAAGTGTAAGAAAAGTTATAACTGATATATAATAAAACATTTAAATTAAACTTTCTCTTTCTATCATTTCTTTCCAATCTTCTTTAATAGTTTCTGTCCATAAAGCATTAGCTATTGACTGTACTGATGCGTCTTCTCCACTTATATCTGTATTTGTGTGTGTCCAACTATTATCAGAATTTTTAACAGATGAATATGGAACAATAGAATGTCTATGTGGAACTCTTGAAATTTCAACACTATTTTCTTTAACAATAGTATCTACTCTTACAGATATTGCTCCGCTAGTTGGATTTGAATCAATTTGAAAAATTTCAGTTTCTTTTGTAATAGCCATATTATTATTTCCTAAGTTTGATATAAACCACTAAAGTATAAATATCTTCCTGAACCAGCATTATGTTGAGTTTCTGACCATGCTGCTGCTGTTTTTGATTGATAGAAAGCTACGTTATCAGATTGAAAAAATGGAGATATATTTGCTGTTCCAGAAGCTATTGTAGCTATTGTATGAAAAGTCACATTACCTGTCATTTGATTAGCAGGTGATGGAGCAAAAGGTAAACCTGTAACTCTAATACCTCCAGCAGCCCCTGTAGTATCAACATTTGCAAATGCTGCTTGTATATAAACTATTCTACCTATTTTAGTATAATTACCTGTAACTGTAACAGCCGAACTTGGATTAGATGTACTTCCTTCTAATGCTGCTGTCCAGTTTCCTTCTTCATAATCATCAAGAAGATTAGCTGCTGTGGCTGATGTAACTCCTAAATATACACCTTTATTTGCAGTTCCAAAAAATATGTTACCACCAGTAATTTCAATATCACTTTGACCTGTTGCAACTTCTAACACTGCGGTGTCGTCGTCTCGTTTTAAAGTTATGTCATTTGTCGAGCCTTGTCCTGTAATTATAATTCCTTCTGTACTTGTATAACCTATTGCTGCATCATCACCTGATGCTGTATCACCAGTTACATTAATTGTACCACTTGCAGTTATATCTCCTGCTACTGATACACCTCCTTGATAATGTGCTGCTCCAGCTATAGTAACAGTTGATGCAAAATATGCAGCCCCACCCACACTTAATGTAGAAGCAAGACTTACAGCACCAGCTATTGTTACAGTATCAGCAAAGTTTGCTACTCCACCTACACTTAATGTAGAAGCAAGACTTACTGCTCCTGCAATAGTAGTTGTTCCTCCAATATTTACATTACCACTAACTGATACATCATCTTCAAATTCTGCTTTCCCTGTTGTTAAAAAAGTACCTCCTACTGATGTATTACCAGCTATATTAACTACACCACTTACAGATACTGCATCTTCAAATATAGCAGCCCCTGCAACTGTGACTGTTGAAGCAAAATGAGCAGCCCCACCTACACTCAATGTTGATGCTAGGCTAACTGCACCTGTAACACTTAAAGTTCCACCTACTGATACATTTCCACCTACAGCTAAGTTACCTGATACAGATACATCACCATCGTAGGTAATCCCACCTGCAGCAAAAAATGTACCACCTACTGATACATTACCAGCTACATCTAAATTACCACTTACAGATACACTATCTTCAAAGATTGCTGAACCAGCTATTGTTACTGTAGAGTTAAGTTGTGTAGCTCCACCTACAACTAATGCACCAGAGACTGATACATCATCTTCAAACTCTGCTTTACCTGTAATATTACTTGTACCACCTATAGATGTATTGCCTGTAACATCTAATGTACCACCTACTGTTACATTACTTTTTAAAGCTGCTGCACCCACCACTGTTACCGTAGAAGCAAAAGTAGCTGCTCCTCCTACTGAAGCAGTGCTTTGTAAATGAGTAGCACCTACAATAGTTGTAGTTCCTCCTACTATTAATGCACCACTTACAGATACATCGTCCTCAAATTCTGCTTTACCAGTTGCAAGGAATGTACCACCTATTGAGGTATTACCTGTAACATCAAGTGTGCCACCTACTGTTACATTGCTCTTCAAGGCTGCTGCACCCACTACTGTTACAGTAGAAGCAAATGTAGCTGCTCCTGTATAGTTACCTGTACCACCTACTGATAGATTAGCAGATACAGCAAAGTTACCTCCAACTCTATTATTAACAATAGATGCAGCAATATTAGTTAAGTTAGAACCATCTCCATAATAAGAAGATGCACAAACTCTTGCATTAGTAGCTTGTAAGTTAGTTCCCCCTATAGTAACAGTACCATCAACATTTAAATTACCAGCTACAGATACATTACCAGCAGCTTTTATATTACTAACAGATACATCACCTGATATTTGAGGTCCACTAATATTAGTTATATTAGAACCATCACCGTAGTAAGCAGATGCACAAACCTTTGCATTGGCAGCTTGTACGTTGGCTCCTACTATTGTTACTGTGCCTCCTACAACAAGACCACCACTAACTGATACATTATTATCAAATGTGGCTGCACCTGTTGCCATGAGTGTTCCACCAATAGAAGCATTACCAGCTACATCCAAGGCACCTGATACTGACACATCATCTTCAAACTCTGCTTTACCAGTAAACGTAGATGCACCAAGAGCTTTAAATGTACCACTTACTGATACATTATTATCAAAAGTAGCAGCACCTTCTACTGTAACTGTAGATTTAAATGTAGCTGCACCAACAGCCGTTACAGTGCTTTGAAGCTGTGTTGCTCCTGATACTGTTACTGTAGAACCAAACTGTGCAGCACCACCAACTGATACAGCAGCCTGTAAATGTGTAGCTCCTACAATAGTTGTAGTACCACTTACATATAGATTACCACCTACAGTTGCATTACTAACTGATATATTACCTGCAATCGTAGCAGTAACACCTGTAATGTTAGAACCATCTCCATAGAATGCAGATGCACAAACTTTATCATCAACATGAAGATTACCATCAAGAGATACGTTACCTGTTACAGCAAGAGTCCCTGTAAATTTGGCTGCACCAGTAGCAAGTTGAAAAGAACTATCAGTTCCATCTCCAGTTTCAATAGTTTGAAGACCAGCACTAACGCCAGTATTAGCAGTTACACCAACTTTTAGTAGTTGTTTATAACTATTTGATATTAATTTTCCTGTTAATTCTGTCATATTGTATTCCACCAGTTGTCAGTGTCTTCCCATTTGGTTGTTGCTTGTTGCCATGTAAGACCTCTACCACCATCATCAGGTCTTGGGTCACGTATAGCAGGGTTATCTCGTACATCGGGTACTTTATTTTGTGGGTGATTTTCTAAGTCATACTGTCCTTCAAAACAATCTGGACATGTTATCATGTGATAACTATTTAAACGCATTACTCTATGTGGATATACAAACCCACATGTATCACACATTGCTAATGCGTTTTTATTACTTGCCATTATACATACCTTAATCTTGGAACAACTTTCATAGTTGCTCTTTCTCTGTCCTCCTGCATAGCTCTTGCAAGTGTTTCTTCATAGTTTGTTTTTAACATTGTTATTCTAGCACCTTCTACACCAGGTCTTTTCATTGACATATAATATGCTAGACCACATGTAAGACAAGGTAGAAACCTTTTAGGTAAATCAGCATTCTGTCCTGCTGACTTATCTACGTCTTGTAGTTCACTAATAACTTCTATCTTTATAACATCAGTAGAATTTTCAGGTATAGGCCATAAAGAAAGAACAGGATTAGCTCTTCCTCTACGTATTGAATATTGAGAAGGTCTTCCTGTTTGTGTTTTATTTGGTATTAATAAATATTCTTCAGGAGATATGCGTTCTAATTGTAAGTCTGTATCATCTCTATTGAGTACCACTTCAAGAGCATCTACTGTAGAAGAAGCTAGGTCATAGGCTGTCGTACTTGCAGCAACAGTCACAGAAGAAACAGAAGTACTCCAGAGAAGAACACCTCTATTTTGCCAATCCTTTAACATAAGATTTATAGAACGTCTAGCAGAAGCAGGTTCATGACCAAGGGTTTGCTCTCCCCCAATCATTTCCATTGCTTCTTGTATTACTTCATCTATATCAAGATTAAAATTATATGTGCCTGATACTGCCATTATTTCCTATACCTTGCTGTTTTCTTAGCTATTCTTTTTGGCTGCTTCACGAACTGCTTCCCTGCAGCAGTCCCTTTTCTCTTTGCTCTGGTGGTCGCTGCATATTCCTTTGATGACAGTGCCTTGATTGCTTTCTTGGGAAGATATCTCTCCCCTGTCTTGCCACTTGGTTTGCCTGATTTGGTTGTCCATTTCTGCTTTGTCCATTTTGATAGTTTATTACTCTTTTTCTTCTTACCTGAGTAAGTACCACCTGCATCCTTGTAATACTTAGTTGCTAATTGCATCGCCCTTGCTGAGTGTTTACCACCCATCTTAGCTTTTGCTCTAGCTTTAGCAGCAGCCCATTTTTTAGGGTCACGTTTTGTAGCTGTACCGCTTTTTTTTACTGGCATTTTAATTGCCTTTAACGAACACGACCACCACGAGAACGATACTTAGTAGCCTTGCCACCACCTCTACGGCGCACTACACCACCTTTAGATTTGTACTTAGTATTCTTAGCCATACCACCGCCTCTACGACGAACTGTACCACCTTTAGATTTATATTTAGTCTTCTTCATCATTTGAATCTTCCTCTTCTGAATATAAGTTGTTAAAAGTAATATTAGGATTCATGTAACTATTATCTATTTCTGCTGAATGTATATACTGACTTGGTGCAAAATCTGGTGCGCCTTCTCCAGCAACCCATAAAGCAGGGTTTGTTACTCTTACTCTATTATTTGGTAACGCTATTATGTTACCTGTAAATTCTCCAGCATCTATAAGTTCTAATACATGTGATTGTTTATGTTGTGCTGGATCATCTGAAATATAACTGTCTGTATAATCTACAGTAAACATATAACGACCTGTATAAAACTCTCCATTTATTTTACAAAGCCACGGACTAGAAGAAACTCTATCCATTACTATTATAGCGTGATTTCGTGAAGAACAATCCCAAGGCTGTGCAAAATGTGTTGGCATTAACTCAGGCCACTCTTCTAATCTTGTATCAGCTACTAGTGCAGCTATTGGCATTCTAGCCCACATTGCTCCACCATGTATGTTTTCTTCTTCATCACATCCAGTAAATACTACTTGAAAACTTAATGACCTGTCTGGTATAGTATTAACTGCAAAAGCTAGTGCGTGTAAATATTCTCCTTCATAATCTTCGTGGTTACTTGTAAACTCTTTACGTACCCAACATTTAAAATGTGGGATGTTTGATATTAAATAAGACATTTATTTTTTAGCATCTCCATCTTTTTCTAGCTTGTCTTAGTCTACTGTTAGGGTTCTTAGCAGCTTTGGGAAACTTCTTCATTTGCCCTGCTGATCTAGCACAATATGATTTACGTCTTGATGCACGTTTACCAGTAGGCTTCTTTTCAGTAACAGCAGTCTTTAATTTAGAACCAGGATTCTGCCTACGATACTTGGCTACACCTTTCTTGGTCATACCAGCACCAGCCTTGGTAGGACGTTTCATACCCCTACCAATGGTAATCCCTTTCATATTACTTTTTCTGCGCTTTGCTACCATATGTATACTTATACTTTTCTTTTAAATAATGCGTAAGTTCTTTCCAATATTCATCAAAACAATCAAAATTTTCTTTTAAAGGTTTAACACAACTATAGTCTACTAAACTATAATCATCTTCTCCTGCTTCTACAGATTGTTTATATTGTTTTAAAAACTCTGCACTAATCATTAAAATCCTCTAAGTGCTTTACCATATCCACGTAGGGCAGCACGTTTCTTTACTTTAGTTTTCTTCATCTTCTTTTTAATGCTACCACCTTTTTTCATACCTTCATCAGGATCTTCAGGATACTCATATTTAAGTTCCATATCTTCACCTGTAATTGGATTTTCAACTACTTGATCTTTTGCTGACCAATCGCCAGTTTTAAACCCACCAAACATAGCTTCACCAAGAGTTTTACGTTTTTCTGTTCCATTACCTTCATCTTTATCTGTATCATAATCAATTTCATTTACATCAACAAAATCTTTAATTTTAGATTTACGTTCTGGTTTTGGTTTTGGTTTTGCTATAACTGGTAAATTTTTTTGTCCTTGCTGCATTCTTTTTTGTTCAGCTAATATTCGTTTATTATTTTTAGATTGGTCTTGCTTTTTCTTTTCACTAGCATCATAAGCTGCTTTTCCACCAAGAAGAAGACCACCGCCTAATGCTATTTTTCCTAATGTTCCTACAGTCTTCTTTCTTGCTGCTACATTTGGTCCTTGATTCTTTTTAGGCTTCGGTTTAGGTTTTGTAGTTATTTTAGTCTTCGGTTTCGGAGCTATTATAGGCTTTGGTTTAGGTTTACCTTTAGTAGCATCTCTAGCAATTTTTGCGGTTGTTGTACTACTATATTTATTTTTAGGCTGTTGTTTTTTGTAACCTTTTGTAAGTTTTTCTGCTTTTTTACGGGCTGCGGCACTCATTTCCACAGGTTTTTTCTTTACAACTTTAGATGGTTTTACAGTCTTAGAAGCTGGTTTAACAGATCCACCCTTTGGAACTACAGTCTTAGAAGCTGGTTTAACAGATCCATATTGTTGTTTATATTCTTTTTTTAACTTAGCAGCTTGTGCTTGTCTTTGTTTTTTTAACTTAGCAGCTTGTGCTTGTCTTTGTTTTTTTAACTTATCAGCTAATACTTGTCTTTGTTTTTTTAACTTATCAGCTATAGGTGTTTTCTTTACAACTTTTTTAGGTGTTTTCTTTACAACTTTTTTAGTTGTTTTCTTTACAACTTTTTTAGGTGTAGTACTTCCATACTGTTGTTTATATTCTTTTTTTTGTTTTCTTAATTCAGCAGCTTTTTTAGCTTTTTCTGCAGCCTTTTTAGCAGCTTCTGCTGCTTTTTGTTTTTTTAAAGCTGCAGCTTTTTTAGCAGCTTGAGATCGTTTATAAAATTTTGTACCTTTTTTTACAGCTTCTGTTGCTACTTTACTAGCAGGTTTAACAAGTTTACCTACACCAGGAACTAAACCAGCAACCGCCAAACCTGCAGCTATTTGACGTTGGCTTGTTGGAATTTTTTCTGTTATTTCTTTAGCTTGTTTTCCCTTTTTATCTATAGTTTTTCTAAAATCAGCAGCCGAACTTTTACGTCCTTTACGTCTTTTCATATAAGCTTTAAATTGTTTAGGATACTTTTTCTTTAATCTCTTTAATCTATCTGAAAGTTCAGCCATAATTAATTCTCCACTTTAAAAGCTTTGCCTTCATCATAGTCTTCATCAACTACAACATCTTGGGGTGGACCTTTTACATCTGGTCCTTTTCGTGCTGCCCCATATCCTTGTCCTGTAGGTCTACCTACAATCTCATCTAGGTTATGAGGACGTTTAATTAGAGTATGGGGTCCAGCCATTTTATTGCTCCTTCTTATATTTTCTATAAATAAACCATGCACCTATACAAATAGCTGCAATAATTGCTATACCTATCCCAAGACTACTATCCTCTTGTACAGGTTTTGTTTCTACTTTAGCAGGTTGTTCTACAACTGCTACGGTTTTCTTATCCATTATGATCTCCTCTTTCTACCTTTCTTAGCCATTGCTGTCATTTTCTTTTTACCGTACTTTTTACGGCCTATAGATGCAGCAAGGGCTTTAGGATTTTTTGCTCCACGTTTCTTTAGTTGTGTTGTCAGGGCTTTGAATCTAGCCCCACTCCCTAGTTTTGGTTTGCGTTTTTTGGGTGGCTTCATGATCTGTTTCCTAACACTAGAACGATTAGTCATAACTATTGCCGATCCCTTTATGGTGTTCCTTGTTGTAAAGTATCAGGACCACCAGCAGGTGATGCAGCAACTGCCATATCATCTTGACGTGTCCTTCTAGCTTGGTTTCTAAGTGTAATTATTGCTGCTTCATATTGCTGTTGCCATGCAGGAATTGTATTCCAATCCTTCATGTACATTGTAGCTTCCATCATTGATGCGTAGAATAAAGCATCATAACAATAGTTGCTAAAATAGTTTTGTGTTGTAACACTTGTTCCTGTAGCTGAAGCAAGAGCCAAAGGTTGTGAAACTGTCTGTACTTCTCCTGTTACAGTAGATGCAGGAGTTGGTACAATAAATATAGAAGTGTTATTCTTACGTGCGTAGTAACGAGGTGTACCTGTAGAAGCACTCACAGGCCAGTAGTCATTACAATATTCGATTGTTCTTTGTAACAGATTTGTTTTAATACTGGAGGCACTGGTTGTAAAGTTTACATTACGAACTATACGCACCCTGTCTCCAAGACTTACAACTGCATTACCAGCCGTAAGTGTAATAGCAGTATACTCATCCAGACCAGCATCATCAATATCTTTGGTCAGGCGTATCTCTGCTCTGCTAATGAAATTAGGTATCTCACTAGTAAATTCTGTGCCATCATTTTCGGTCGTATTAATAATGGCTGATTTTAAATCTGCGTAGGTTGCCATGATTAGCCTACGAATGCAGTTAATACACATCCATCAGTAGGACCAGATACACTGACAACACCATAGACAGGAACTCCAAGTTCCCCCATATAAATGTCAGTTGCTTCATTGGCAGCTACTTGAAATTTAATTGCAGTACCTTCTGCGGTCTTATTGGTAATCTGCCTTTGTCCTTTAATTGAATAAGAACCAGCAGTTGTAGCCAATGCGTGTACAGCCAAGATACGAGTGGTTGATGGTGTAGGGCTATCGCCTGTACCATTACTACCTACAGTCGTATCATCTTCTACATATGTAAGAACTGCGTCTGCTACAGCAATTCCAACTTTAATATTTGTTGTCATAATAACTCCCTTATAAGTATGAGAGGAGTAGTACTTGACTACCCCTCTCTACTATAGTTGCATTAGCCAGCAGAACCGAACCACCCACGCCAATCAGAAACACCGAAGCTATAACGCTCACGGGCTTTGAAACGAAGGTTTCCAGTATCAAAATCAGGCTCCATTTTAGTCTGAAGTGGTGAACGAACAAACATCTTTGTTCCATTCGGCACGTCAGTTTTCACAAACCACGCATCAGTATCAGTGAAGCGACGGTTAATGTAGTAGCCTTCTGGCACCATACCCATGTGACGAACAGCATTGATAGCATTCGTGTTAGGGTTGGCATCGGCTGCACTGGTTCCTGTGTTACCAGGACTGCTGAGTACTTTGTCAGCAACGGCCCAATAATCAACAGGGATGTGCAAAGAAACCACAGAAGCACCAATCAGAATACCACGATCATCTTTGATCTTCTGAGCAGTGGTTAGTGCAGTTTCAAGAGTTGCTTCTGATAGGTCAGACGCAGCCAAAAGGTTGGACTGATTACCATCAGAAATAGTTGGGTGAGCCGCAGAGAAGAATGCAGCACCGTCACCAATGGTATCAGAGAAACCATTGTTATAGATGTTTGCAGCTTTCACCTGTTTGGTATTTGCCATTGCTCGTGCAAGACCTTTCGCACGAAGTTTAGCAAACGTATCATACAGGTTATCTTCCATTGCTTCTTCAGTAACAGCAAAGGCAAGAGCTACAGTCTCAGCCGTATAACGGGCCGTGTAGCTTTCCTGTGCGTCATCATAAGAAACAGCAGCACCCTCACCTTTAGTAGGTGCAGTACCGAAACCAGTGAAGAGTACTTCTTCTTCAAAGGCACGATCTGAGTTCTCGACTTCAAAGAGAGGCTCATGCTCATTGTTCACCTCTCCATACTCCATTCCAAATACGGCATTAAGACCTGGAAGGAGTTCTTTGCTAATACTAGCTCTATTAATAGCCATGATTAATCCTCCCTATTATGCCGAAGAAGCCGTAGCCGTTACGTAGCGGTCACGGTGCATATTCAACCAGACTTCTACGATTGGATAAGCATCAGAATCCTTCTCATCAGGATACTTAGCTTTACCAACGACTCGTACTTGCTTTTCGGATTCAGCACCACTTGCACCATCTAGGTAATAACTGGATTGACCAGTAGTTGTATTACCAGATGAAGCAGTAGAACTGACAGTTACGTTATAGTTCTTGACAATTGCCAACTCAGCCGCTGACAGTGACAAGGACGCTTGAATGTAATAAGTCTGATCAGGATCAGTTATTACAAAGAATTTAATATCCGTGGCACTTACTCCCCCGTTCCAATAACGAGCGAATTTCTGTTCGCCATTTTCAACATATTGACATCCCATGAAAACACCAGAAGGTTTAAGAGTACTTGCAACATATGGTGAAATAGTTGCAAAGTTAGCTCCTGGCATTACCACTGGATCGCCAGTGAAAATATTGTTAGATGGTGACTGCGCCTGACCCGTTGAAGTCAACGTGATCATATCGGTTACAGCCTCATTATTATAGTTACCACCTTTTTTACGAGCAGGAATGAAACCACGAAATGCTTTAGTAGTAGACATTGTTTCATCTCCTTAATTATGAAGAAGACTAATTCTGAAAAGAAGGTCGCCTTCCTCTTGTTGTTACTGATTTACTTGTATTAGAGATAGGCATACGAGAGTCAGAGTTTTTCATGAGTTGTGCGTTTACAGCATCCATCATGTCATTCGCTTTTGTCTCATAGTGCTTTCTCCTAGCCTTTACCTTACCTGCTGGCATTTTAGCCAAAGCTAAGTCTCCACGACAGACTGTACCAAGGTATCGGCCTTCATCCCTTACGAAGGATGTAACAGCCATTTCAGGAACTTCATCAGGAGTTACGAAGACCCATCCTGCTTGTTGTTTCTTACCAACATTTGTGATGTCATCTTGACCTTTTAACGATATACGTATCCAACGAAGGGCCATGCCTTCATTATCAAAACGTGCTTGTACCACATCTGGTATGGCGAGGGCATCGGGTTCCTCAAAGGTCCATTCTTCTTCTCTTAAATTCTGTTCTCTCAAACTGTCACTACGTGTTTCATTTCGTGTTGTATTCATTGTGTTCTCCCACGCTACTTATTATAAACATCTGTATACTCACCATCAGCTTTTGTTACTTTAAGCTTCTGGGCAGCATATGTTTCAAGGGGTATATTCCATTTCTCAGCTAATCTCATATCTTCTTGTGTGAGTTTAACTTTTCCTTTAGAACTTGGGGAGGAGCGAGAACTCCCCGATACCACTTGAGCAGGACTTGACGTAGTTTCCTGCACACGTTCTTCAGCTTCTCCAAATTTATGTGGAAAAGCAACTTTAATTCTGTTAGTAACCTCTTGATAAAATTCATTATCGTTTGGATTATAACCTTCTTCTTTTAATTCTGCATCTATAGCAAGTGCTGCAGCAGTCATAACATTATCTTTACCAAACCAATCATTAGATGATGCCCATTCTTCTGCTTTAGGG